GACCGCCGGTCCCGTAGAAGAAGAAGCACCTGAAGAGACCGCCGGTCCCGTAGAAGAAGAAGCACCTGAAGAGACCGCCGGTCCCGTAGAAGAAGAAGCACCTGAAGAGACCGCCGGTCCAGTTGAACAGGTCGCCGCAGATATCCGTAACATTCTTACTGAAGTCCCTACAACTACTCCAGTTGAAAGTAGTGAACCCGTAGTTTCTGATCAATTATGTTCACTTAAAACTTTAGTAGAAGTTTTGGGCAAATGGTCTGGAAATGAAATTAGAAGAAGACACGTTGAAAATCTATTAAAAGAAGGGACAGAAGTTGATGAGAACTTAGATGATATTGAAAAATTTGTAGAAGTTCTAAAACTATGGATCGGAGAAGGTGGTCCTACATTCAGAGAACATAACCATTTTAAAAAATTAGATGAATATACATTATCAGGCGATTCTATAAATTTATCAGAAGAAAAAAAGGTAGAAGTTTTAAAAACATTAACTGAATTAACTATTAATGTTTCACATAGAAGAAAAAGTAATGAAGAGATTCAAAATGTTATGAATAATCTTTATTAATTTATTTTTATAAAATATATTTTAATTTTTTTAGTTTATTTAATTTAATTACTGTAAGCTAAACCACCCATACCCGACATGATACGGAGGACATTGTAGTTAACTGCGTAGACATTTACAGGTTTTGCTAAGGATTGAACTAACTGAGCATTGTCAATGCGCGAGAAGTTACAGGTTCCAGAAGGCTGGTGCTCTTCGGGTTTAAGGGCGAAAGAGTATACGGCTATTGTGTCAGTATTATTACCGGTCGATGTTTGCGTACAACCATAACCAGTATGGTGTTGCCATACTTGAGTTCTTGTGAAATATCTGAGATCTCTCTCTTTAAAGCGATCATGACCATTTAATTTGAGTAGAGCGGTTTCGTCAAGAGCAGAAGCACAGAGTTTATCTCTTTCATATAATAATAATGCTGTCGCGAGCGACAACCCTACTTTCCGCTGACCGGACCAGATTAATTCTTTAACGGGGTGATTAAAATTAAGATCAATAGTTCCACCTGTTCCTTCTGATGCAAACTGAACTTGTTCAATAAGGTATTCGTGTGAAACTTGAGCAAAGCGTCTGCGCTCATCGGTATCAAGGTAAATATAATCGCACCATAGTTTAAAATCTGTTCCTGCATCAGTGACATTCTCAGCCCCACCCACAGCTTGACCACTTGTGGCAAAAGTGGAGCCGTCATCAATTGCAATTAATTTATCTATCCCTTCAAAAGTAATTTTAACTTTTACTTCGTGGTATTGTAGAGCGATTAAAGGTAATGCTAAACCAGGATTACGACAAAACCAGAAATATAAAGGGACAAACAGTTTAGCAATAGCAGTATCTTTACCACCATCATTGGAAGTCGTGGTAAAACCATTCGCTTCGGGAGTTGCTGCAACTTCTGTATCCACTCCAGTTCCATTTCCACTCATAAGATTAAATAAGGTACTCTGAGAGCCAGTTGGATTAAATTCTGTTAACTGTGAATAAACAGAATGCCAGTGACCATAATGCTTATCAATTCTTTGACCGCCAATTTCTAATTCGCATTCTTTCATTACATGACTTCCATAATCACAACCGATTGCTAAGGTTTCGTTATTGTTTACGGTTTTTAAACTTACATCATGCTCCAAATACATTCTGTGAACTAAATCACCATTTCTGGAGATTGTGGCAACAACATCAGAACCGAAATCAGCAGAACCACTGAATGTTTGGACAATAGATTCCATAGAGAAGTTAGTGTGTCTGCGGTAGACGACTTTGAAGAAAGTAATTTGTGGGTTACCAGTAAGGTAAATATCTTGTGCGCCATAAGCTACTAATTGCATTAATCCTCCTCCCATTTTTTGTTTTTATAATATAACATAGAAAAAAATTTTAAAGAAATTAATTTAATTAATTTAAATTCTTTTAAAAGAATTGTTAAATGAATAAAAATATATTAAATATAAATTACTTAGTTAGAATAAGCTAAACCACCCATACCACTCATGATACGGAGGACATTGTAGTTGACGGCGAAGATTGTTAGTTTAACTGTGTTGGTGGGTCCTGAAGTGTCCTTTGCAATGAGTGTGGGCGTACCCCGGACCGCAACTTTCAGACCCGATCCAACCAATTGTGCGTTATCAATTCTTGAGAAATTACAAGTACCCGAAGGTTGATGTTCTTCAGGTTTAAGAGCAAAGGAATAAACAGCAATAGCGTCTGAACCCATAGGGGCAGCCGCATCTGTATCTAAATCAGAGTTAGTTACGCCAAATGTTGGTACAGCACCATATCCAGTGTGATGTTGCCATACTTGAGTTCTAGTGAAATATTTATTATCTCTTTCTTTAAAACGATCATGTCCATTCAGTTTCAATTGCCAAGTACCTTCCATAGTATCCAGAGAAACAGGACTAGCAGTTGTATCTCCCTGAGCAGTTCCAGCTGCGCCCAGCGGTTGGCATCTCCCTTTATCGGTACCAACAGTTTCATTTCTCATAGTCCAGACTAATTCCTTAACTGGGTGATTGAAATTAAGATCAATTGATGGTGATGCTGAATTAATAATACTTTCCGAATACTGTAATTGTTCAATTAAATATTCGTGAGATACCTGGGCGAATCTACGTCTTTCATCAGTATCTAGATAGATATAATCACAATATAAATTAAATTCTTTTCCATCCAATTTGACCTTACCTGTACTAGTACCTATGGGCATGGGGATAGCGTTAGCGGTAAATTCATTATTGGCGGATCCATCATACCTCCCCAAATTAGCAATTGTTTCAAAAGTCATTTTAACCTTGACTTCATGGTATTGAAGGGCAATTAACGGTAATGCGAGACCAGGATTGCGGCAAAACCAGAAATTTAATGGTAAAAATATTCTCCCAATATCAATTTTAGCTGACGCTGACGATGACACACCTTTAGTATAATCGAATCCATTAAAAACCCCATTAGCGGCCCCAAAACCACTATCAGTATTGTGATATGTAGAAGTATTAAATCCGTACCCATTCCCGCTCATTTTTTGATATAAAGTTCCATCCGAATTCGATCCGACGAGTACAGCTGTAGGATCCAAATTCCCCCCGAAATGACCACTTGGATTAAATTCAGTTAAATCAGAATAAACACGATTCCACATGGAAGTATGTTTATCAATTTTTTGACCACCAATTTCAATTTCACATTCTTTGATTAATGAATCACCATATCTTTCAACTAATCCAATCTGGTCGTCATTGTCTGGATCCACGCTTGTAAAATTAGCGGCGTGTTCCAAATACATTCTGCCAACTAAATCACCATTTCTGGAGATTGTGGCAACAACTTCACCACCGAAGCCAGCAGTACCAGAGAATGTTTGAACAATAGATTCCATGGAGAAGTTAGTGTGTCTGCGATAGACGACTTTGAAGAAAGTAATTTGCGGGTTACCAGTAAGGTAAATATCTTGTGCGCCATAAGCTACTAATTGCATTAATCCTCCTCCCATTTTTGTTTTTATAATATAACATAGAAAAAAATTTTGGGGAAACTAAATTCTTTTTTTATTTTTTATTTATTTTTTTATAAAATATGTTAAAATTTTTAGTTTATTTATTTAATTACTGTAAGCTAAACCACCCATACCAGACATGATACGGAGGACGTTGTAGTTGACGGCGTAAACGTTATAAGCTGCCGCATTGGTAGCAGTTAATTGGGCGCTATCAATTCTTGAGAAATTACAGGTGCCAGAGGGTTGGTGTTCCTCAGGTTTAAGGGCAAATGAATAAACAGCAATGGCATCAGAATTAATTGTTGAACCATATCCAGTGTGGTGTTGCCATACTTGAGTTCTTGTGAAGTATTTAGTATCTCTTTCTTGGAAGCGGTCATGACCATTCAGTTTTAACTGGAAATTTCCTGACATTGTTTCGGGGAGCCTTTTGAGGAGGAGCTCACGGCGGGCGGGGCCGATTCCCAGGTCGTCACCGGGGGCGGTAAATATAGAAGATGGTGTTCTGGTCCATATTAATTCTTTAACAGGGTGGTTAAAATTTAAATCTAAAGTGCCCCTATTATCAAAACTTTGGAATTGTACTTGTTCGATTAAATATTCGTGCGATACTTGAGCGAAACGACGTCTTTCCTCTGTGTCTAGGTAAATATAATCACACCATAAATTAAAATCCTGAGTTATAAGCCCGTCATTAATGTCTGATACCGTGTGGTTGGTGAGGCCGGGAACCACGACGCTCTGCGCATCGCCGACCGTATCATTAGCATCTGTGAACGGGGCGTTCATGACGTTATTACTATCGCCCTCAACTGTATTGTTAAATAGGTTTATTTTATCGTCGAATGTCATTTTAACTTTAACTTCATGATATTGAAGAGCGATTAAAGGCAGCGCTAGACCGGGACTACGGCAAAACCAAAAATATAAAGGAATAAATATTGTTGCACTTGCGACGTCCGCGATGGCCCCAGCTTGAGCATTGATAGTCCACGAACCCATAGTCCGCATCCCTGCCTCGCCAGGACCGGCGTTTAAACCCGTAGAAACAGGACCGCCATTGCCAGACATAGTATTAAATAAGGTTGATTTCACAGCGGACCCTTCCTCGAGGCCCCCGAATGTGGTGAAGGCGCCGTAGTGTGAATCGACATCAACAAGGTCGTAACCATTAGATTGAGCTCCTGATGGATTAAATTCAGTTAATTGGGAATAAACTGAGTGCCAGTGACTATAATGTTTATCAATACTCTGACCACCAATTTCTATTTCACATTCCTTAATTAAATTAGATCCATAATTCGGGCAGATATTAATATACTGGTGGGCGGCTGCACTTGCCGCCACCAATTTAACAACATGCTCCAAATACATTTTGCCAACTAAATCACCATTTCTGGAGATTGTGGCAACAACTTCATTACCAAAGTGAGCAGTCCCACTGAAAGTTTGTTTAATGGATTCCATAGAGAAGTTAGTGTGTTTGCGATATACAACTTTAAAGAAAGTAATTTGTGGGTTTCCAGTAAGGTAAATATCTTGGGCGCCATAAGCTACTAATTGCATTACCCCCCCTCCCATCCAGTTTTTTATAATATAACATAGAAAAAAAAAAAAAGAAAATTAAATTCTTTTAAAAAAGACTATAATATTTAGAAAAATTATTATTTATTTAGTTACTGTATGCTAAACCGCCCATACCAGACATGATACGGAGGACATTGTAGTTGACGGCGAAGATTGTGTCAACATTGACTGCTGTTCCAGTAGAAACTAATTGAGCATTATCAATGCGAGAGAAGTTGCACGTACCAGATGGTTGATGTTCTTCAGGTTTAAGGGCAAACGAATAAACAGCAATAGAGTCATCGAATTTTCCCGGACCTCCGGAGTTGGCCGGAGTGATTCCACCCGGACCAGAGTGATGTTGCCATACTTGAGTTCTGGTGAAATATCTGAAATCACGAACAGCAAAACGATCGTGTCCATTTAGTTTAAGTCCAAATGTTACGTTTGCTGCGCTGCCATGAACACCGGTGTTCGCAGTGACATCGACCCCAACTTTCGATTTTTTTACTGTCCATATCAATTCTTTTACAGGATGGTTGAAATTGAGATCAGTGTTCCCGCCGGTGACGGCTACTGTCACAGTCTGTTCTTGAACCTGTTCAATTAAATATTCATGGGAAACCTGGGCGAATCTTCGACGTTCATCGGTATCGAGATAGATGTAATCAGCCCATAATGAGTTTTTCCCAGTCGCCCAGGACAAAGTTATTGTATGATTAAGAATAATTTTAACTTCATGGTACTGAAGGGCGATTAGGGGTAATGCCAGACCTGGATTACGACAGAACCAAAATTGTAATGGGACAAAAACTTTTGTGAATCCGGTGCCGTCGCCCGAGGTTACATTTACACCACCCATACCGCTCATTTTTTGAAATGATGTTGCGGTTTCGCCCGCGGCGTTTGAAACAGTCCCTGTAGGATTAGGTTCAGTTAATTCAGCCCATGTTTCCATCCATAAACCAGTATGTTTATCAATCTTTTGACCACCAATTTCTAATTCAACATCTGTAATCCATGAAGCGCCCGGATTGTCCATGTTCCGGACGCTTCCGCCGGCCGCTTCGGTAATTTCCAAATACATTCTGTGAACTAAATCACCATTTCTAGAAATAGTGGCGGTACAACGACCATTGCTATCTTGTGTCCCATTCCAGGTTTGTTCAATAGACTCCATAGAGAAGTTAGTGTGTCTGCGGTAGACAACTTTAAAGAAAGTAATTTGTGGGTTACCAGTAAGGTAAATATCTTGTGCGCCATAAGCTACTAATTGCATTAACCCTCCTCCCATTGTTTTGTTTTTATAATATAACATAGAAAAAAATTTTGGAGAAATTAATTAAATTCTTTTAAAAATGACTATAATATTTAGAAAAATATATTAATTATTTAAAATCTATAGAAATAGATTATTTATTTAGTTACTGTATGCTAAACCACCCATACCACTCATGATACGGAGGACATTGTAGTTGACGGCGAAAATACTACAATTTGATGAAACTAGTGCTGCACCAAATACTAATTGAGCGTTATCAATGCGGGAAAAATTACAAGTTCCAGATGGTTGATGTTCTTCTGGTTTAAGAGCAAATGAGTAAACACCAATGGAATCATTAAACGCTCCGTCCCCCGCACCAGTACCCGAATCAAGACCTCCTGCTCCTGTGTGGTGTTGCCATACTTGAGTTCTGGAGAAATATCTACTATCACGAGCGGCAAAGCGATCATGACCATTTAATTTTAGTAGAACTGTACCGGTACTCATTGGTTGAATAAGTGTAGTATAAGCAGCCGCTCCAGCAATACCATTCGCCCCATCAGCAGCAGCAGTCCATATGAGTTCTTTTACTGGATGATTAAAATTTAAATCTGTACTTATAACTTTACCGACTGTTTGTTCTTGAACTTGCTCGATTAAATATTCGTGTGATACTTGAGCAAAACGTCTACGTTCATCAGTGTCAAGATATATATAGTCAGCCCATAATCTATTCTTAGTAGCAGTGAGAGCAGCAAACATATTATGTTCAAGAATAATTTTAACTTCATGATATTGAAGGGCAATTAAAGGTAAAGCAAGTCCCGGATTACGGCAAAACCAAAATTGTAAAGGTATGAAAAATGGTACAGAATTACTAGATGCCTGTACACCACCCATACCACTCATATTTTGAAAAAGGGTCCCGTTCACACCACCAGCGGCGCCATGAACACCTGTAGGATTAGGTTCAGTTAATTCAGCCCAAACTTCCATCCATCTCCCTGATTGTTTATCTATTTTTTGACCACCAATTTCTAATTCAATAGAGGTAATCGCTGCAGAGGAAGGGTTATTAAAAGTTGCCGCACACGTATTTGTAATTTCCAAATACATTCTGTGAACTAAATCACCGTTACGGGAAATAGTGGCGGTGCAACGACCATTCGCCCCATCAGAGGTACCATTCCAGGTTTGCTCAATAGCCTCCATAGAGAAGTTAGTGTGTCTGCGGTAGACAACTTTAAAGAAAGTAATTTGTGGGTTACCAGTAAGGTAAATATCTTGTGCGCCATAAGCTACTAATTGCATTAATCCTCCTCCCATTTTTGTTTTTATAATATAACATAGAAAAAAATTTTAGAGAAATTATTTAATTAATTTAAATTAATTAAATTCTTTTAAAAATGACTATAATATTTAGAAAAATATATTAATTATTTAAGATCTATAGAATAGATTATATTATTTAATAATTATTTAGTTACTGTATGCTAATCCACCCATACCGGACATGATACGGAGGACGTTGTAGTTGACGGCGAAGATTTTATTTATACCGCTTCTGGGGGCGGATGCCTCTAGTCTGGCGTTATCAATTCTTGAGAAGTTACATGTTCCACTTGGTTGGTGTTCTTCTGGTTTGAGGGCAAATGAATAGACCCCAATAGAGTCATCGAATTGTCCATCGAGACCAAGGTCTCCATCTGAAGTCACCGAAGTCAATCCGCCTGCTCCCGAATGATGTTGCCATACTTGTGTTCTAGAAAAATATCTCCAGTCACGGGCAGAAAAACGATCATGACCGTTTAATTTAAGTAAATACGTCTGGGTCTCTGTTCCAATTGCTATTGATGTCGGAGCCACCGTGCCACTTACTTTCGCTGAAGCACACCACACTAATTCTTTAACGGGATGATTAAAATTAAGATCACCGGTACCATCAGTTAATGATTGTTCTTGAACCTGTTCAATAAGGTATTCATGAGATACCTGAGCAAAACGACGACGTTCATCGGTATCAAGGTATATATAATCACACCATAATTTATTATCCTGCTTGTGTCCGGTCGCGGCTAACGTTGATGCGATAGTATGATTAAGGACAACTTTAACTTCATGATACTGAAGAGCAATTAAAGGTAATGCTAGACCAGGATTTTTACAGAACCAGAATTGTAATGGAACAAATAACTTATCCATATCCGTGCCAGAGCTGGCACCATCTATTACTCCACCCATTAAACTCATTTTTTGAAACAAAGTTCCACCTATGACTTTCCCGGTCTTGGCTTTACCACAAGCGCCTGTAGGATTAGGTTCAGTTAATTCAGCCCATGTTTCCATCCATAAACCACTTTGTTTATCAATCTTTTGACCACCAATTTCTAATTCAACATCTGTAATACATGAGGCACCAAAGTTACCCCCCTCAGCGAGGACGGTGTCTCCTGTAGTTAATTCTAAATACATTCTGTGGACTAAATCGCCATTGCGAGAAATGGTGGCAGTGCATCGACCATCTGAAGCTGCCGAAGTCCCATTCCAAGTTTGTTCAATAGCTTCCATAGAGAAGTTAGTGTGTCTGCGATAGACAACTTTAAAGAAAGTAATTTGCGGGTTACCAGTAAGGTAAATATCTTGTGCACCATAAGCTACTAATTGCATTAATCCTCCTCCCATTTTTTGTTTTTATAATATAACATAGAAAAAAATTTTGGAGAAATTAATTAATTAAAAAAATAAAAAATTAATTAATTGATTAAATATAAAATATAAATTTGAAAAATAATTTAATATTTAAAAAAATCAACTATATATTTATAAAATGGCAGAACAATATGAAAAGAAAGAACTCAGACAACATATCTATGACACCCCTGATACATATGTCGGAGGTATCGATAAAATTAATGAAGTTCTGCCCATCTTAAACGATAATAAAATCGTGTTTAAAGAAATTGAATATATCCCGGCATTATTGAATATCTTTAATGAGATTCTTGTAAATGCGAGAGATCAAATTGTTAGATTACAAGGTAAAAGTGATGAAGACCCTAATATTATCCAAGTATCTCAAATTAAAATTAACTTTAATGAAGATAATTCAATAACTGTATTAAATGATGGAAATGGTATTACTATAAAAAAACATGAAAAAGAAAAAATATATATTC